CAATAAATGTATCTTGTGTTTTGTCCCATATAGATTTTGCCATAGCCCATTGTGATCTAGATAAGTCTTGTGCTTCGTCTATAAAAACTACATCAAATCTTGGTGATCTATCTGATTTAACAAACTCTGTAATCATGTCTGTAAAATCAATTAAGTTATAATCTTTCTTGTATTGTTCTAAATCATGTGCAAACTGTTTTAGTGTTTTAATATCTACTAATTGTGTATGTTCTTGTTTATTAAATTGTTCTTCTGGTGTGATGCCACGTAGTTTAGCTAATTGTATAATACGTAATATATCACTTTTAGTTGTAAATAATCCTGTGTGTTCGTTATCATACTCGTGATAATCTACAATCAAATTTGCTTTCTTACCTAGATCTTCGTAGTGTCTACGTTGCATAACTTCATCTTTACGTATGCCAAGTCTTCTAAATGCTAGTGAGTGTAGTGTTCTAAAGTATGGTAAATCTTTCTCACTAAAATTAAATTTAGACATAGCCCTGTCTCTTGCCTCGTATGCAGCTTTCTGTGTAAAAGAAAAATAACCAATCTTATCAGGATCGGTTTGTTTTAAATATTTATCTACTTCGTTTAATAAAGTGGTAGTTTTTCCTGTGCCTGGTGGTCCTAATACGATTGTTTTCATAATAAATGTGTCATTAAAATAGTGGCTATACAGATTACTGTAATGACTGATATATCACTTTTAAATGATGGTCTTCTCCTCAAAATGCATCCTCCTTTTTAAATACTCTATCTTTCGGTTTAAATCCTTCTTTATCAAACTCTGGTAATCTAATTACACTTATCTTTTTCTTTGGTAGTGACACTCTATAGTCTGTATCATAACCACAGTGTTCTCTCAACACATACAAAGTAAACTGAGGTTTTTCTGCCCACTTGTGTCTTGCTAAAAACTGATAAAAGAAATTACTAAATACAAAGTGATGATGTCCTTTGTTATTCCAAACGTTACCTGCTTCTAAATCTTCTCTTGTTGCACCTGATGTTGCTCTACCTAAACAATAGTTTTCTACGTGTTGTTTAAGTTGCTCAATCATACTAGATCCAGCAGGAGCTTCTACTTCCTCTTTGTTTGTCATCAAAAGATTTATCATTTCATCAAAGTCTTTTGGTTTTATTTTTGGTGGCTTTGTATAGATCTGATTCATACATGCTCGTATAAATAGTCTTTGTTCTTGTAATTCTTCTGCTTTTAATTCTATTCTTTCACCATCTACGTTGAGTCTGTATATTGGTGGCTCTGTCTTTACAACTTGTAGATCTTTTAAAGGTGGAAACAAAGCTTGTGTTCCAATACCAAACTTCCTAGTTTTACATAATTGTTTATCACAGTGATTACACATAGGCTCCTCTGTGCATTTAAAACCATAGTCTTTATTATCCTTTCTAAATTTTGTTATCTCGTCGTGTCTGTACGGATTTACAAAGTGTTTGTAATTAAACTCATCTAATTTATCTGCCCATGACTCTGGCCATTTCTTTTTAGCATACACTCTAAACTGAAACATAACTCTATCTCTACCATCATCTAGTTTCTCTCTTGTTAAAGACTCAAGACAAGGTGGCCCATCATCATATTCAGAGGATGGTCTTTTAATAATTAAGTTTTGTAATTGCTCTGGAGTTATCTCTACGATGTTTTGTAAAAAATCTGAAAGTGTAACAGCTTCTCCTAAAGAATTGAAGCAATATCTTACAGTATTTTTATGATTAAAGTATGGTAAATTAAGAAAATTTCCTGTATCATCTTTGGATTTTAATTCGATCTGTTTTGGAAAAACTTCAGCACCACCATAACCTAACACAGCACTAATAGATATTAATCTATCTCTCATTAGTTTTGCAGGTACAAAATCTTTTGTAAATAAAAATACATGTGCACCGCCTGACTTAGAATTAAACACCATCAGTGGTAGGTCCATGGATTTTATTTTGTTAATTAATTTCTTGTGATTAAATTCTGCATACACATCTATATCTATGCATCCCCATTTACATTCGTTGTTTTCATTGATTGGTATAATACCAAGGCTAGGTTCAATACCATTTAAATGGTCTTCCCAATGTTTGTCTGTTACAATTTCTGTTTTAACGAACGACTTACCTTTAACTTTAAGTCCATCGGCACCCTTCTTATCAACATAGGTGCAACCATGCGCTCGCTCTAATCCTGTAAATATCTGTCTAAATCTTTCCATAGTAATTTTGCGAGGCCGGATCCAGTCTCCCATCACCGGCCTCTAGGTCCTTCCAATGGAAGTCTTTAGTACGGTGAATCGGATTTGGATTCTTGTTCGCCGTGTTTTACATTAACCTCACCCTTTGAA